ATAAAAATGAAAACAATTACAACTTATGAAGATCTAGTCCAAGATATTATTGATAATAAAGTTACTATGGTTCGCCCAGATGAATTTAAAACAATATTTAAACATTATTCTAAAATATCTGAGATAGAAGGAGATATTGTAGAATGTGGAGTTTGGAGAGGAGGATTTTCTATATTTTTAAGTTACATATTTCAAGATAAAAATATTTGGGTATGTGACTCATTTGAAGGATTTCAACCTTTAGAAATTGCTAAACATCAATATTCTAAAGAAAGACACACTCCTCAATTTACTCATAATGTTGTAGGCCCATTAGCTATCAGTTTAGAAGAAGTTAAATTCCATTTTAAGAATTATGGTTTAGGAGATCAAGATAGAATTAAATTTGTAAAAGGGTTTGTTAAAGATAGTTTACCTAATTCAGGAATAGAAAAAGTAGCTTTATTAAGAATAGATGTTGATGCCTACTCAGCCACACTTGAAACCTTAGAAGAATTATATGATAAAGTTCAACCTGGTGGCTATATCATTTTTGATGATTCTTGTTTATATGAAACATTAGATGCTATAAAAACATTTTTTAAACAAAAAAACTTACCAGAAACTATTAACCACCCAGTGACTGGAGAGTCTTTAAATATAAATCAAAGACATACCAATGATGACTCAGGATTACCAGCTGGTTGTTATATAATAAAATAATATGAAAATAATTTACAGAATAAGTGATGCTGGTTATAATAAAGTAAAACCAGATTACATAAATAATGAAAATTGTTTAAAAAACTTTTGTAATGTATTTTCTAATCATATTAGTGATATTAATATTATAGCTGATAATTGTAGTGAGAGTACATTAAATATGATAAAAAAGTATATTGATCCAATCAATATAGAAAAAGTATCTGTAGGTCATGGTGCGGGGACATTTAACTTAGCTTTAGATAAAATATTAAAGTTAAATGATAATGAAATAATTTATTTTGTAGAAAATGATTATTTACATAAACCTGAGTCAGATAAAATTATTAAAGAAGGTTTTGATTTAGGAGCATCTTTCGTATCATTATATGACCACCCAGATAAGTACATAAGTCCAAATCAGGGAGGTAACCCATACTGTGAAGGTGGAGCTGAAGATACTAGAGTATATTTAACAAACTCATGTCATTGGAAAATAACAAACAGTACAACTATGACATTCGCGTCTAAAGTATCTACTTTAAAACGAGTTGAACATATTTTAAGAAAATGGACAAATACAACTCATCCTAATGATTTCCAAATGTTTTTAGAATTAAGAGACCAAAATGAATTATTAGTAACCCCAATACCAGGATATGCAACTCACGGAGAAACAGCTTGGTTATCACCTTTAACAAACTGGAATGAAATATGAAAAAAATTAATTATGATGTAAATCAATTTTCTTTTAAAGATAAATTAGAAACAATATTTCAAATTAATAATTTATCTGATTTAAATGATAATATAGAAGTATTTACGCGAGAAAAAGATCAAAGCACTAATTGGCATAAATTGTTTTATAATTGGGCTCGAACTGATGAATTTATTCAAATATATAATAAATTTATTTTAGAAGTTATAAAACCACTTTATAATGAACAAATAGTTTATCAAGCTATACCTACTTTTAGAGTATGTTATCCTAATAATATCGCTGTAGGAGAATTTCATAAAGATAAACATTATAGAAATGGTGAGTGGGCTGCTAAAGTGAAAGAAGACAATTTCTTTTTACCATTTACTGATGCATTTGATACTAATACTATCTGGACTGAATCAGAAGAAGATAAAGGTGATTTTAGTCCTATGAATTGCAATTATGGAGAATGTATACAATGGGATGGATGTAATTTAATGCACGGTAACAAAATCAATCTAACAGGTAAAGCAAGAATAAGTGTTGATTTTAGAGTAATTAAATATTCAAATTATATACCCAGTGACTCAGAATCTATAAACACAAAAATTAAATTCCAAATTGGAGATTATTATAAAACAATTTAACTATGATAAGTGTTATCATCCCAACTTTTAAAACCCCAGAAGCTTTAGATTTATGTATTAAATCAGCTGTTGAGGGACAACAAAATGTAAACCAAATTATAATTGTTGTTGATGGACAATATGATGTAAATAAAAAAATTTTAGAAAAATGGTCTAAACATATTGATGTTTTAAACTTAGAACAAAATGTAGGAACATGCCGAGCTACTAATCTAGGAGTATTCAATGCTCAATATGATAAAATACTAATAGCTAATGATGATAATGTATTCCCTTCTTTATGGGATACTAAATTATTAAATATATATCAATCTAACTCAGTCATATCTCCTAATCAAATTGAACCTTATCCTAGTATGTTTTCTCAATTTGTTATTAAAGATTACGGTAGAAATCCTAAAACATTTGAATTAGAAAAATTTCAAAATGAAACTAAAAATTTACCACCTCAAATAGATGAAACTGGATCTACATTTCCTATTTTTATGTCTAAAATGGATTATATGAAAATAGGTGGATTTGCTGAGGATTTTCCATCACCAAGTGGATTTGTAGCTGATTGGGAGTTTTTTATGAAATGCCAATTAAATGGAATGAATATGTTAAGAACATATGACTGTCCTTTTTATCATTTCGTATCATTAAGTACTAAAACTTCTGAACAAATAGAATTATCAAAACAGTATGAATCAAATTGTCATGAGTATGCTAAATATAAATGGGGAAGTTATATTAAACACAATCAAAATAATAATTTAAAATATATATAAAATAGTTTGATTTTTTAAATTTTCTTTATTATATTTAGATCAAATAAAAGGTTATGGAATACGAATATAAAGGTTATTATTTCTACGCTAACAATGACGCGTTTAGAGAACCAATTGGTACATGTATGGCTGGTACATTAGGTATAGCTGTTATACATTTTGCTTCAATGAAAGCACTTAGTACAGAAGAATTTTTAAAAATCTATTCAGTAGGTCTTATAAAGAAATGAGTCTAAGTAATTTTGGTAAACTAAAAATCCATAAACGAAATAAATCTAATGAAAAAGAGACGTTTATTGAAACTGTGATCCTGTTAGAGCACTGTTGGTTAAGAACTAATTTTCTACATGAGGAAGTTAAAATCGATTTATGGAATTATGAAGAAAATTATTACAAAATAATTGAAAATCTAATATTCATGAAATATTCAGAAGACATAGCTAATCTAGTATTATGGTATGTATATGATAGATTTGACGCTGATGGAAAATTATTAGGATTAGACATAACGTTCCCAGGTAAAGAACCAAAACGTTTTATTCTTAAAACACCAACTGATCTTTGGAATCTAATAGAAAAAATAAATAAATCAAATAATAAAGAAAAATGAGTAGACAATGTATTACATGTGGGATTGAGATTGATCCAAGGAGGATAGCTATATTGCCCCATACACAAACATGTACCCAACATTCAACCGCTGAAAAGAAAGTAGCAATGACAGTACAAATGGGAGAAGGTGATCACACCTGGATTGAAACATATGCTGTAGATAGAGATGTTTTTGAGAAAATTCAAGAATTAGAAACAGGCAAAAAAGCAAAACCAGACCCAATTAAAACTGTTTTAGATGAAGAAGTATTTGAGGAATGGGATGAGACATTAAATGATGGATTAGATGATGAAGATGAAATTGTTGATGATCTTGAAGATTTTAAAACATGGAATGAAGCACCATATGGTGAAGATGATGATGAATAATGGCTAAAGCGAAACCGTTAACAAAAGAAATGATTTTAAGTGCGATGGACAAAACAAGGTCTGTTCGTGCTGCGGCTAGATATTTGAATTGTTCTTATGTACATCTAAAGATGTATATGAAGATGTATAAGGATGAAAATGGAGTATCTTTATTTGACTTACATAAAAACCAGTCAGGTAAAGGTATTCCTAAATTCTTATCAGTATCTCACCATAACAAAAAAGAACCAGCTATATTAGATGTAATTGAAGGTAGGGTAGATGCATCTCATTTCAATCCACAGAAGTTGAAGTATAGGTTGATAACAGAGGGTTACTTAAAGGAAGAATGTGCTAATTGCGGCTTCCATGAAAGACGAGTTTCTGATTATAAAATCCCACTTATCATGAACTTTAAGGATGGTAATAAACAACATTATGGACCTGGTAATATTGAGATGCTGTGTTACAATTGTTACTTTTTAATGGTTGGAGATGTGTTTGGAGACAAACAAATCGAAGGATTAGAAGACCATAAACCAACTTACAATAGTCAAGTTGATTGGGAATTAGATGATTACACTAAACAGAGACTAATTGAGTTAGGGTTAGACAAACCAGAACCTAAAAATGATGGTTCAGAATTTATTAGTAGACTTTAGACAATATTTATAGGCAAATGAAGAAGAGTAAGAAACATCAAGAAATAGTTACTGACTATGATACTATCAAGTCAAAACATCTTGATAAATTAGCTACAAAAATGTTGGCTAATGATGAGAAGAATATTAAATTAAAAGGCAAAGAAATTGACCCAGGATTTTTAAATTTATTTTAAATGATGGCAACAGAAATCAACTTAAACAATAGTGAAGAATTTCAAGAAATGATTGAAAGAAAAGATTTCGCAATTGCCAAAGCGGTTGTAGAATCAATTCTATCAAATTTAAATGGGCGCAAGAAATTTGTTCATGTACTATCAGTTAATTGCTTAGAAGAAGCATCAACATTTGATATAACATTGGAACGAAAATACTTCGCTGAAACATTACAAGAGAACCTAAAGTACTATGTGGAACAAGAGTTATATGAAGATTGTTCTAAGATAGTAGAAGCTATAAACACACTAAAAGAAAAAGAAACACATGGCAGCAAAAGTAAAGACAAACGCGACAAAGGCGTTTATTAAAAAACCAAAGAAAAAAAGACCTGGAGTACATTCAAAATGTAGATACAGTAAATTAAAGTCAAGTAAGTTATATAAAAAATTAAATCGAGGACAAGGTTAAAGTTATGAGTAAAAACAGTGTTATGCAAAATTACAACAGCCTAAAAGATTATATCATGGCTGCTGAAAACGGACGTAAAAGAAATCAACGCCCAGTAAGAAAAGAAAAATTCATCAGAACCGCTAACCACCCAGCGTTACGTTATGAAGATGAAAACCAAGGATAATATTTGGGAGTATTTTAAAAGTATACCTGATGAATATCTAGTATTATTAGCTGAGTTGAATTGGAGTGGATTAGAGGATTTATGTATACTCTTAACTCTAGACAGACAACTCCAACTAGAAAGAACTGAACAAGTCAAACTCCCCTCATAAGGAGTTTGGCTTTTTGTTTCTTATTTGTTATATTTAAAAAAATCAAGGTTATGAAGAAAGTAGGAAAGATTACAAACACATGGAAGCAAGCGCTTCAACTCATTAAATCAAAACAAATCAATGAAGCAGTTGAGAAACTGGATGAATGTCTATTGATTTTAGCTCTTGAAACTGAGAAAGAAACTGAAAAATTAGATGGTCATACTCTTGATCTATGGAAAATGAGAGTATGGGTTAAGTTGGAAGACCTAAACGTAATACCAGCTTACGATGCCCAAATCTAAAAAGAAGTTAATTCCAACTGATCCTGATTATAAACCATACATTGTCTTGAACAATAAACTTCAGGTGTGGGTTGGTTTATTAGATGGAGGTAGAGCATTATCATTTTCAAATAATTTTGATGAGGCTAAAATACTAGGTTATGAAGAACAATTTGTACATATCTGCAGAATAGCAGATTGTCAAGTAATGAAAGATTATATATGAATTTAATTTTAGGAATACTATTTGGAATAGTAGCTCAGTTTTTAACATTTATCCAATTACAAGGTAGATGGAAATTTGATTGGATGAAAGAAAATCCATGGTGGATG